GTGGAGACGAAAAGACACGGGGAGAAACCCCGGCCGCTGCAGCAGCGGCAGATGGAAAAAATAAGAAAATTAGGGTTCAGGGTCGAAGTGATCGACAGTGAACAGGGGATTGAGGAATTGATCAAGTCTCTGGAAGAGACGAAGGGCGAAGCCCGGAAAGGAGGCGCAGCCGACGAATGAAATTTGTCCCGCATGCTTACCAGCAGTACGCCATTGACTTTATCAAGTCGCATGAGGAGTCCGCCGTTCTCCTGGATATGGGCTTGGGGAAAACGGTGATAACCTTGACGGCTATAGCCGATCTTCTGTGGGATTCCTTTTCTGTGAGAAAAGTGTTGTGTATAGCACCCCTTCGGGTGGCCCGAGACACCTGGCCCGCAGAGGTCAAGAAATGGGATCATCTATCCGGCTTGCGGATAAGTGTGGCAGTCGGTACGGAAACCGAGAGAAGGATGGCACTTACCAGGGACGCGGATGTGTACGTGATCAACAGGGAGAACGTCCAGTGGCTGATAGAAAAGAGCGGAGTGGCCTGGCAATGGGATATGCTCGTGGTTGATGAACTGTCCTCCTTCAAAAATCCCCAGGCGAAACGGTTCAAAAGTCTGATGAAGGTCAGGGGAAAGATAAAAAGAGTGGTAGGGCTGACAGGCACGCCCGCATCCAATGGACTTATGGATCTCTTTGCCGAGTATCGGCTGATTGATAAGGGAGTGCGGCTGGGAAGGTTCATCACGCGGTACCGAGAAGAGTTCTTTCGTCCAGACAAGACCAATGGTCTTGTGGTTTATTCTTATAAACCCCTTCCTTTCGCCGAGGAAGAGATTTACAGGAGAATCGGGGATATAACGATTTCGATGAAAAGCATCGACTATCTGCCAATGCCGGAAAAAGTGATGAGCGAAAACACGGTGTACATGGATGAAAGAGAGAAAAATGAGTATGAGAGACTGGCTAAGGATTTAGTGCTGGAGATGGACGGTGAAGAAGTCACGGCGGCTAACGCTGCAGCCCTATGCAACGAACTTTCACAAATGGCGAACGGCGCCGTGTATACCGATGATGGGAAGACGAAGGTGTTTCACAACAGAAAGCTGGATGCGCTGGAGGATATGATCGAGGCGGCGAATGGTAATCCTGTCATGGTGGTCTACTGGTTCAAGAGCGATTTGCACAGGATCGAGGAACGGCTGAGGGAGAAAGGGATTTCTCACGAAAGGCTGGATGATTCAGACAGCATAGAGAGATGGAACCGGGGAGAAATCCCGGTTCTTCTTTTGTCTCCCGCGTCTGCTGCCCACGGGTTGAACCTTCAGTCCGGAGGTTCTTGTATTATTTGGTTCGGCCTGACCTGGTCTCTCGAACTATACCTGCAGACGAAAGGCAGATTATGGCGGCAGGGACAAAAGGCGAAAACTGTAGTGATAAACCACATCATTACGAAAAACACCATAGACGAAAGAATTCTCTCCGTTCTGAAATCCAAGGATGCTACGCAGGAGGAACTGATCGCGGCGGTAAAAGCGGAGGTGGGAAGGTGAAATATGTCGGAGTAAAAGAAGCGTGGGAAGATTTCGCAAATGCTATTGTGATGTCGGCAGTTAAGGACTATGAGCATGCCCTGCGCCGTCTGAAGCGCCATCCGGAAAGCAGGAGAGCGAGAGACGAAGTAAGACGGCATGAGGCATTTTTTTACTCTGACTGGTTTGAATCGTTAACGTGGGTTGAACCGTCATATCTGATTCGGAATATAAAAGAGCGGGTTGGCCTTTGAAAGAGGGGGTTTGAGAATGCATATCAGCTGGAGCTTTTTGGACAAAAGGAAAGCGGCGATAGAAGCAAGTTGCGCCTATAAACAGATGGATTTCATCATAAAACACACGCATGATGATATCAGGAGAGTAGAGGCGAAGATGGAGGGAGTAGGAAGCCCAAAGATTGATGGGATGCCACACTGCCAGAATCCTGCGGCAGGCGAAGAGCGGATGATCAGTTGTATTGAAGAGATTGACATGCTGAAGGAACGATACAGACAGGCAGTTGAGTATATGAACTGGTTCAAGCCTGTATGGAATCAGCTTTCTGATGACGATCAGTTTGTGCTGGATGCCTTTTTCATGAATGACGAGGAAGAATTTGACGCCGCGGATGTAATCGCAGAACACTTCGGGATTGAAAGGGCGAGTGCTTATAACAGGCGAAAAAGAGCGATTGAAAGGGTAACCACCCTTTTGTATGGTCGATTTTGAAAAAGTGACTAATTTTTTAGACGACTTTTATTGACATTTATGTTATGGTGATAGCATGAAAAACAACGGGAATCCTGCAGGAGCGATCTTGCAGGATTTTTTATGAGGAGTGATGGCATGACCATACCGCAGCGCATGGAGATCTGGTATGCGAATGTGCCCATGAAGAAGGACAGCTCAATACAGGGTGGCGGGAGACCGGTTGTGATAATCAGCAATGATATCTGCAATATGATGAGTTCTGTGCTGACAGTCGCCCCAATGACGCGCCAACTGAAGAAGCTGACGCTTCCAACGCATGTGCTGGTTGACGCACCTGATGGAAGACAATCAGTAGTGCTTGCTGAACAGATAATGCCAGTTGAACGCAGCATGCTGATAAACAAAATGGGCAGAGTGCCGGATGAAGATGTGAAAAGAATTGAGGCTGCATTGAGAGAACAGCTTGGAATGGGAGGATAAAATGAGCAACATTATTACCTGTGAACAGGTGAGCAGCGGACATCCCGACAAGATTTGCGATCAAATCGCGGATGCAATTGTGACGGATTGCCTGAAACATGATCCTACAACAAGGGCGGGTATTGAAGTCCTGATAAAAGATAACGTTGTGGTGATTGCGGGCGAACTCACCAGCACCCACAATCCGAATTATCCGAAACTGGTGTATGAAGTTTTTTCCAGAATCGGTTTTGATCGAGTCGGCTATTGGAATGACAGACTTCGCGGTCCTGAGATCAAACTCCTGGTTAGCCAGCAAAGCCCGGATATTGCAATGGGAGTAAATACGGGAGGAGCTGGAGACCAGGGCATGATGTTTGGCTATGCCACTAACGAGACACCGGAATTGCTGCCGATTCCGTTTGTTCTGGCTACAAGATTTCTGGAAAAACTGGCTGAGAGCCCAGCTTCTTTTCTTCGTGCGGATGCGAAAGCGCAGGTAAGTTTCGACTATGACGACTGGAAGATCAGGACGTTCCTTTGCTCCGTACAGCATTCGGAAGATGTAGCGATAAAGGACGTAAGAAAAGTTGTCGAAAAGCTGATGAAGGAAGTTGCGGCGGAATACGCGCTGAATAAGGACTTCGAAATTCTGGTTAATCCCACTGGGCGCTTTGTGATTGGCGGCCCATATGCGGATTCCGGCGTAACAGGCAGAAAACTGGCGTGCGATACCTATGGCGGCGTCGGCCACATCGGCGGAGGGGCTATGAGCGGGAAAGACCCCACGAAGGTGGATAGAAGCGGGGCATATGCTGCCCGCAAAATAGCCAGGGATATTGTTCGTGCCGGTTTTGCCGAACGTTGTGAAGTTCAGATCGCATATGCGATTGGGGTTGCCGATCCGGTAAGCATCCACGTTGAAACATTCGGGACAGAAAGCCAGGAGAGAGAATTTATCGAGGATTATATCCGGGGGAACTATGATCTGACGCCAAAGGGGATTATCAGTTCACTGGATCTGCTGAATGTGGATTACAACAAAGTCAGCTCTCTGGGACACTTCGGGAAGAGCGGGCTTCCCTGGGAGGAATGAAATCATGCGAAATCCCGAAAGAATTGAAACTGTCATCGAATCATTGAAGGAAGCCTGGAAAACTGTTCCTGACTGGAGACTTGGTCAGTTGATTGTGAATATCAGCAGGGCTGCAGGGTATTCAGATCCCTTCTTCATGGAAGATGACAGGTTGCTGGAGATGATCAGAAAAAGTGCCGACGAGACCTAAAATGCCATGCCGCCATCCCGGGTGCGCGGAGCTTGTGCAAACAGGGCAGAAATATTGCCCCAGGCATAAGCCCTTCCATCCGGAGGAAACAAGGAGCGCCGGCAAACGGGGCTATGGCCGGGAATGGCAGAAAGCCAGGCGGGTATATCTTGCCTCACACCCTCTTTGCGTGATTTGCCAGAAGGAAGGCAGGTACAGAAAAGCGACGGTTGTAGACCATATCATTCCACATCGCGGGGATGAACAGCTTTTCTGGGATCAGGGGAACTGGCAGGCATTGTGCAAAATGCATCATGATTTGAAGACGGGAAACGAGGATAGCAGACCTACGTACAAGTATTGAGGTTCTGCCAAATTTGGCATGACCTCAAATCCGTGAAGAATCCCTATGCAGGATGAAAGGGTACAATATGAAAAAGAAATATGAACAGCACAGCCTTGGGTTCGTTGAAGCCCTTGGCCTTTTGTTTATCGGACTGAAACTTACCGGCGTAATCACCTGGTCATGGCTGTGGGTGCTGGCTCCGCTGTGGGGACAGCTGATTGTCTTCGCTGTTTTCCTGATCGGTTACGCAATCTGGCGGAGGTGGCGGGATGGACAGCATTGAAAGCTTCCAGGTGGATCACACCCGCCTGCTTCCCGGCCTGTACATCAGCCGGCAGGACTTCATCAACACACCAACGGTAACCACGTATGACATCCGAATGCGTAGGCCAAACGTGGAAGAACCGCTGAGCACAGCGGTGATTCACACCATCGAACATATCGGCGCCGTGTTCCTCCGGCGGCACTCCTGCCTGGACGTGGTTTACTTCGGGCCTATGGGATGCAGGACAGGGTTCTATCTTGTGGCCGCTGGACACCCTGATGACGAGACGCTCCTTGCAACGATGCAGGATCTCTTCTCCTTTGTGCTGATGGCAACGGAAGTCCCTGGCGCAACGGAACGTGAGTGCGGAAACGCTGCCGACCATGATCTGGAAGGAGCGAGGCAAGCAGCGAGAGAGTACCTCGATGGAGTACTGAACCAGATTCGAAAAGAGAAGGATGCGCAGCTGAGTTGCCCGGGAAAAGAAATCCCCCGACCTTAAGCGATCGGAGGATGAGGTAAGGAAATCGGGAATGCATTTTTCAGGCATATTATCAAGCAATTCCCAGCTCTGCATAGAGCTTTTCTCTGTAGGCTGGATCACCAGCTGCTTTTTCTACATCTTGATTCCTTCCAAGAGAAATCAGCTTTGAAATGAGGCTCCCAAGCTTATTTTCACCTTTTGCTTCACCCTTGATCATACCTCTAGCTTCAGCTTTTTCGAAATCCTCTTTCATAATTTCCTGCAACGCCTGGCACATCTCTGATTCACCTCCATAAATTGTCCTGTACAGTTTCTTGTTAGCGGATACGCTCACCTGAAGTATTGCGTCTACTCTGTGTCTGTCCCCCTGATTCTCCAGATACTTCGCCTCTTTAACAAATGTTCTCACATCATCTGGTTTAGCGTTGGTAGTAAGAACCCGTAAGGCAGCATGACTTTCGGCTCTCAGTCTGTTTGTCGTAATTACTTGTGTAGGAAATAATCCAACACCTTGAATGTCATACACTCCGGGATGCCGTTCGAGAATCTTTGCGCCAAGCTTCTCCAGCTGTTTCATCATCTCGGACGGATATGAAGCTCTGACAAGAGAAACAGTGATTTCATCGGCAGAGATTTCGTTTACATGCTCTCCGGTAGCTTTGTAAAGCCCTGCATATGCTTGCACCTTATAGAACACATCAATGATGAGTTCATCGCCGGGAGACTTGTATTCAACAATGTTGTGCCGCCTGAAGACTTCACCGATTTCGTTGTCAATCTTCTCGTCAGTTAGTTTTCGGATGATCAGAATGTCAATGTACAGCGGGCCGCGGGTTAACTGGTGCTCAGATTCAAAGTCCAGATGATAACCCTTCAGTTCAAGCTCCATTCCGGCAAAGAAACCTGGATGCCACTGAATTTTCTCTTCCTGCACCGCTACATCACCTCCTTCTGACAAAGATAGTTTACCATAGACAGAAGCTGTTTTCAACAAAGGAATCACCAAACAAAGAAGGAAACTCGGGGTACCCAGGGGGCGGGTCTGAATCTTTATAGCCCTGACCACAGAAGACCGGCGGCCCCTCCTCTGTAAATTTTCGCAAAATTGAGGCCCCCCGGGGTCAGAAAGTTCATTTCGACGAAATTTGAAACAGGCATTTCGGCGCATCATGAAAACCGCATAACAGCCGGATGATTGGAATTATTGGTTTCCAGTCCATTTCAACGATTTTTTTGACAGGACATGCAACAGGAAAGTGCTGCCGGATGCAGGCAGATCAAAGCCTGGCGAATTTCGGGTATTTTTTGAGATTTTGAGATGATCGATTTTTGCTTTCGACGCAATATGAACGACGGCCATACAGGAGAGGAGGACGGATGCCTTGGCGGAAGAGGTGATCCGCGAGGATGAATACGTGGATATCTGCCCGAATTGTGGCGGACTATTTACACCGAACAGAAAGGGGAGAAGGAAGAAGTTCTGCTCAGAAAGATGCCGAACGGCGTGGAACCACAGGCATCCCAACCCGGACAATTGGAAAGATACAGGAAGAGAAACAGTATGCCCATATTGCGGGAAGCCTTTCATTGCGACAAGAGAATACGGGCATCTACGAAAATACTGCTGCCGCGCCTGCGCAAACAAAGGTAGAGCGGCGGAAAGGAAAGCACATGACACAGATACAGGCGTTGATTATGGAAATCCAGCAGATGCGGGATACCCATCCTGAGAGCAAGTACGACGAAGGGTGGAACCTGGCGCTGGAAAATTGTGTGGATACAATTATGGATTTCTTTGGCGAGAAAGATGAAACCCCTGATGAAGTGAATCACCCTGCACATTACTGCGACGGCGGGATTGAAACCCTGGATTTCATCCTGGCGAAAAAGCTGGACTTTCTCCTGGGACAGGTATGCAAATACATTTCCCGCGCTGGCAAGAAGGACCCGACCAAGGAACTCCAGGATCTGGAGAAGGCCGAGTTCTATCTGAAGCGCAAAATCGAACTGCTGAAGGAGGCCGGTGCGAATGAAGTTTGAGATACCCGGCCAGGGAAGGGTGATTGGTTTTTACGGCAGGGACATGCAGAGCCTGGTCCAGTGTGAGGAACTGGCGGAACTGATCCAGGCCATCAGCAAGATCAGACGGTACCAGGAGGGTGGGGACGTTCCTCCGGATGCTTATGACAATCTGGTGGAAGAAGTGGCAGATACCCTTATCATTCTGGAGCAGATTCTGGAAATGTACGATATTCCGGATCATGAAATCCAAAGGAGCATTGACAACAAATGCGCACGTCAGGAGGAACGGATGGATGAATCTCTTGGAAGGAATCCTTAAAGACACGCTGTTCATTGATTTCGGAGTCGATCCCGTATATGGCAGCGATCAGATGTATATCGACTTCCCCCGCAACTTTGCGACGGTGTCCTTCCAGCTGATGGATACAGCTACCCTCAGCCAGATCGTGGACAGAATCCGTGTGGAGAAACATGAAGACCTGAAACCCATGAATCCCATGGATGAGTTCACGGATGAGATGTGTGATCAGGACGGCTGGTACGATTTTTACCTGAGCATCAACGAGATCAATGAAAGCAGGGTTGACTCCTGCATTGAGGCAGTCGTTGTCAGCAACAATGCTCCAGACAATGAAGAGGTCTACACCATCTATCTGAATGACAGGGAGCAGGAAGCTGTGTTTACCCGGCTGGATGAGCAGTGCCGCGAGTACCTGGGGAAAGGCTGCATTGATCTGTTGGCTGAGGCACGGAAAAGAATGGAGGAAGAAACGTGAAGGTTATCAAGCGAGATGGACGGGAAGTCCCTTTTGATGCGAAGAAAATCGAAAAGGCTGTAGGAGCCGCAAACAGCCAGATTTCCGAAAAAGAAAGAATGACGGAAACAGAGATTGACTTATTCGCTGCCTGCATCCAGAAGAATCTGGAAAGACTGGGCCGGGCAGTTCATGTTGAAGAAGTCCAGGACGAAATCATCAGTCAGCTGGCGGAAGCCGGATTGATTCGCCTGATGATCTGTTACAGCGAATACCGCTCCAGGCACACAGCCCTGCGGACACAGAACAGCACGGATAAAAAGATCCTTGCCCTGCTTCGGCATGACAGCGAAATGGCAAAACAGGAAAACGCCAATAAGGATCCTGTCATTAACAGCACAATGCGGGATTATCTGGCCAGTGAGGTGTCGGAAGACATCTGCCGGCGGTATATCTTCCCGGAGGACGTAATTGATGCTCATGACAAGGGAATCATCCATGTCCATGACATGGGATATATCTCCGGCCCCATCAGTAACTGCGAGCTGGTCAATCTGGAGGATATGCTCCAGAACGGAACGGTCATCACAGACACACTGATCGAGAAGCCGCACAGCTTTTCTACTGCCTGCAATATCGCAACGCAGATCATCGCGCAGGTGGCGAGCAATACCTACGGAGGGCAGACAATCTCCCTGGCGCACCTGGCTCCCTTCGTGGATGTGTCCCGACAGAAGTACAAGCGGGAGATCGAAGACGAGTTCCTTGCTATTGGCAGGGACTACACATCGGTAGAAATCGCCAGAATTGCCGAAATGCGGGTGCGCGGGGAAGTGGAGCGCGGCATTCAGACCATCCAGTATCAGATCCAGACATTGCTGACGACCAACGGCCAGACGCCTTTTGTTTCTGTGTTCATGTACCTGGATGAGGTGCCGGAGGGCCAGACCAGGGATGACCTTGCTCTGATCATTTCCGAAACCCTGAAGCAGCGGTATCAGGGCATCAAGAACGAGGTTGGCGTATGGGTGAGTCCGGCATTCCCCAAGCTGATCTATGTCCTGGATGAAGACAATATGACTGAGGATTCTCCGTACTGGCATCTGACCTTGCTGGCGGCAAAGTGCTCCGCCAAACGGATGGTGCCGGATTATATCAGCGCCAAGATTATGAAGCAGCTGAAAGGCGATGTGTATACCTGCATGGGCTGCCGGGCATTTCTGACACCGGACACGGAGGGACTTAGCCCAGATGGAAGCCATAAGTACTATGGCCGTTTCAACCAGGGAGCGGTGACGATCAACCTGGTGGATGTGGCCTGCAGCGCGGAGGGAGACAAGGAAGCTTTCTGGAAACTGCTGGATGAACGGTGCGAGCTTTGCCACAAGGCACTGCGGATCCGGCATGAAACGCTGCTCGGAACACCGAGTGACGTTGCACCCATTCTCTGGCAGTACGGAGCAATAGCCCGGCTTACTAAGGGTGAAAAGATCGACCGCCTGCTGTATAACAACTACTCCACGATCAGTCTGGGATATGCTGGGCTGTGTGAGTGTGTTTATCGGATGATGGGCGTCAGCCACACGGATCCCACAGGCCATGACTTTGCTGTGGAAGTGATGAAGTTCCTGAACAGGAAGACAGCACAGTGGCGGGAAGCGGAGCATATCTCCTACAGTCTGTACGGAACACCGATGGAAAGCTCCACGTACAAGTTCGCCAAGTGCCTGCAGCGCAGGTTTGGGAAGATTCCTCATGTGACGGACAAGAACTATATCACCAACAGCTATCACGTCCATGTGACGGAAGAGATTGATGCTTTCAGCAAGCTGGGATTCGAAGCGGAGTTCCAGGCGTTATCTCCAGGCGGAGCGATCTCCTATGTGGAGGTTCCCAACCTGCAGGACAACATTCCGGCGGTGCTGGCGGTGATGCGCTTCATCTACGACAACATCATGTATGCAGAGCTGAACACCAAGAGCGATTATTGCCAGGTTTGCGGTTTCGATGGGGAAATCCGGATTGTGGAAGAGGATGGAAAGCTGGTATGGGAATGCCCGAACTGCGGAAACCGGGATGAGCGGGCAATGAATGTGTGTCGCCGGGTTTGCGGGTATCTGGGGACTAACTTTTTCAATCAGGGACGTACAGCAGAGATCGCAGAGAGGGTGTTGCATCTGTGAAAAGAACGAGATGGCTTGACTCCTTTGGCCCAGATAAGGAAGTTTACAAGATGGGAGAAGAAGGAGATACAGCTCTATATCTGACCCGGGACAAACCGAACGGCGATCCCTATGGCCGTGTCCCGATCTTCCATGTTTGGAAGGGAAATGACTGGCGCTATTGTGGAGCAAGCCAGGAGAAAGCGGACCAGATTTTCCGTCAGTGCGTGGAGGAAGGCAGATGAAAATAGCGACAGTGAAATATAACGATGTTGCTGACGGACTCGGGGTAAGGACTACGGTCTTTGTCTCCGGATGCCGGCGACATTGTCCTGGCTGCCATAACCCTGAGACCTGGGACTTTGACTTCGGTGAGCAATTCAACTGGCAGATGGAGCAGATGATAATCGATTCCCTGAAACCATATTGGATACAGGGATTGACGATCTGTGGTGGAGAGCCCTTTGAGTCGGAGAACGAGGGGGCGCTGATTCCTTTCCTGAAGCGTGTCCGGGAGGAACTGCCCGGAAAGGATATCTGGATTTACACCGGATACACACTGGATGAACTGCAGGGACGGGAACTTCTCAGATACGCGGATGTTCTGGTGGACGGGCCGTTCGTGGAGGGACAAAAAGACGCCGGACTCGCCTTCAGAGGCAGTCGAAATCAACGAATCATTCACCTGGAAGGAGGAAAGGCGAAATGAAGAGCAGCAATATCCTGATTATCTGCCTGATAATTGAATCGTCGCTGGTCCTGTTTGGCCTGCTTATGGGCTGGAACGTCTGGGTCGGAATTGTGTGCTACTGGACAGTTCTGCTGGCAAAGAACATCAATGATTATCTGGACGCCAGGAGGGCATGCCGTGATCAGGGATGAGGAAATCGTAGAGGTAAGATGCGATGGCTGCGGCTGCGCGATTATGCCTGAGCTGCATAAAGCCGTTAGCGGTGAATTTGAGATGACATTCTTCGTCTGTCCGTTTTGTCATAAAAAGTATGCAATTTCCGTGACAGATGCGGCGCTTCGAAAGAGCGTCTCTGAATGCCACAGGCTGAAGGAAGCCAACGAGAAGGAAGAACTGCCCGCCGAGGAAAAGCAGAGGATGGTAGAACTGCTTGTGATGAATGTCCAGCGGTCAAAGGAACTGCGTGAGTTGTACGCGCCAAAGGAGGCGGTCGAATGAGGCGGATTGTTGCTTTATTCCTGACGCTGTTCCTGTCCTTCGCTGTAGCAGCGCCGGCAACGCAGACGGATTTGGAACCGGTCATCTCGGTATCGATTGAGCTGGATACACCGATTGAGGAAATGCGATATGGAAGTCCGGTCAGGCTTCGCTGCGTCGTGGTTGGTCTGGAGGAACCTTATTGCATTCGGTGGCAGTGCAGTCCTGATGCCGAAGAATGGACAGATCTTCCGTGCACGGATGAAGTGTTCGAATTTGTCCTGGATCAGGAGGATGTGGATTTGTACTACAGGGTGGTTATCACTCGTGGAGAGGGGGAGACCAGTGGGAAAGAAGAAACAGAAGGAAGTTGAATTGAACGAGACCAATATCATTCTGAAGATTCCGGAGAATGCGGCTTCGCTGACAGTGATTGCCAACATGGTGGATGCGGACGGAAAGCTGATGAAGGTTCAGAAAACGCTTTCGGTGCAGGACATCTTCAAAGCCAGGCAGGATTTCCTGGACAATATGGAGAGTGGAGACGATTATGATGCGAGATTCGTCCTGACGGAAGAAGGCAAAGCCTACCTGGAACAGCTTCTGGAGGAGAAAAGTGTCGGGGCATAAGATAATCGATCTGGCTACTGTGATTGGTGTATACCCGGTTTGCAACACAGGAGCGATCCTCATTCATCAGATTGACTATGGAGAGGATAGAGTGCTGGCAAGCATGAGCGGTGAAAAGCCGGAATGGTGTGGATTTACCGAACAGACCGTGGATGGGGAATTGGAGCTGGGCTTTCTGCTTGGCTCCATTTTTGTGCCCTTCGCGGATGTGATGAGATTTTACGGAGGGATCGAATGAAGACAGCTGAATTGAAAGTGCTGCCGGTCAGTGTGCTGAAGCCGGCAGAGTACAATCCCCGAAAAAAGCTGAAACCAGGGGACAAGGAATATGAGAAGATCAAGAACTCCATTGAGGAGTTCGGGTTTGCCGATCCGCTGGTGGTCAACAGCGATATGACGATTATCGGCGGACATCAGCGGCTGACCGTAGCCATTGCCCTGGGATACACAGAAGTGCCCTGTGCAGTGGTTGATGTGGATAAGACCAGGGAGAAAGCACTGAACATTGCGCTGAATAAGATCACCGGCGCCTGGGACGAACAGATGCTGGCTGATTTGCTGACGGATCTGAAGGATGCGGATTATGACCTGGATTACACAGGCTTCGACGCGCCGGAAGTGGATGCGCTGTTTTCCAACATCTATGACAAGCAGGTCAAAGAAGACGATTTTGACGTGGATGAGGAGCTGGAAAAGCCAACCTTCTCGAAGCTGGGAGACCTTTGGCTCCTGGGAAAACACAGAGTTATCTGCGGTGACAGTACCGGCGAAGAAGTCTATACCCGCCTGATGGACGGTCAGCTGGCAAACCTCGTGCTGACGGATCCGCCTTATAACGTCGATGTCGAAGAGACTGCCGGGAAAATCATGAATGACAATATGGGAGATGAGGAGTTTTACAACTTCCTGCTTTCCGCGTATCGCTGTATGCACGCCAACCTGGCAGATGATGGTTCCATCTATGTGTGGCATGCGGATACGGAAGGACTGAACTTTCGGAAGGCGTTCAAGGACGCGGGCTTCTATCTTTCCGGTTGCTGTATCTGGAAGAAGAACTCCCTGGTGCTGGGTCGGTCTCCTTACCAGTGGATTCATGAACCCTGCCTGTTTGGCTGGAAACAGAAAGGGAAGCATCAGTGGTATGCGGACCGGAAGCAGACAACGGTATGGGAATACGACAAACCCAAGAGCAGCCCACTTCATCCAACAACAAAACCCGTTCAGCTGATGAGCTATCCCATCAAGAACAGCACCATGACCAATGGCATCGTTCTGGATCCGTTCCTGGGGAGCGGAAGCACGCTGATTGCCTGCTGCGAGACGGATCGCGTGTGTCGGGGGATTGAACTTGATCCCAAGTTTGTGGACTGCATTGTTCGGAGGTACGAGGCCTGGTGCGCGGAACACAATACTGCTGCGGACATTCAGGTGATCCGGGATGGTCAGCGATTGACGCTGGATGAGGCGATTGCCGCGATGGAGCCGGAGGCTGAAGCAGAATGAAAGTGTATCTGATGGAATGCCCTGCCTTCTCGGAAGAAATCTGCGGGGCGGCGGCTGCCACCTGTACTGATTCGGATAACTATGAGCGCTCACTGTACCATGCACTGGAAAGCGGACACACTAGCGTCCTGGAGCACGCCAACTTCACATTTATGGTGGAAGGCCTGTCCCGGGCCGCAATGGCGCAGTTGACCCGGCATCGGCTTGCTTCCTTCGATGTTCAGTCCCAGAGGTATGTGAAGCTGGATAAGTGGAAGGCTGTTATTCCGAACAGCATCAGCAAATCCTCATTCCTCGCGGAGGTTGAGGAGAATATCCGAGGCAGCATGGATCTGTATCAGCGGATGGTTGAAGCTGGGATTCCCTGCGAAGACGCCAGGTATGTGTCGCCTCAGGCAATCACCACCAATCTGGTGATGACCATGAACGCCAGGGAACTACTTCACTTCTTTTCTCTTCGTACTTGCAACAGGGCACAGTGGGAAATCAGAAGTC